TGCCAGCCAAATGATGGACAACATTCATTTAACGGCCAACCCAATGTGGGTAGTAGATGAGACAGCTGATGTAACTGATCAGATCTCAAACAAACCTGGAAGCGTGGTTCGTAAGCGCGGGCCTGGTCAAGTCAGCATGCAGAGTCCGGCCAGTATGCCAGCTTATGTATTCAACTTTTATCAGTTGTTACAGGATTCCTTTGAAACGGTTAGCGGAGTTAATAAGGCCACCCAGGGTAAGGAGGCCAGCAACGTGACTAGTGGTGTACAGGCCCAGATCTACCGACAGGCCGCTACCACTAAGATTGATTTTAAATCCAGAGCTGTAGACCAGGGGATCCAGACCTTAGGAACTATGTGGATTGCCATGATACAGAACCTGGGGATCCGACCACATACTGTAAACGTGGCAACCCTTGATGAAACAGTTGAAGAAAGATCATTCGTAGGTCTGGAGTTTCAAGGGCTGGAATTAAATGTCCGTGCTAAGGCTGGAAGCATGATGCCGGAAAACAGGCTTTATGTGGAAAACAAAATTATGCAATTGGCCCAGATGGGTCTTATCACAGATCCTGAGTTCATCATTGAAAATGTGGATCTACCTGGTAAAGAAAGGCTTCTACGAAAGATGCGTGAGCAGCGTGAGGGCCAGCAGGCAATGGAGGCCCAGCAAGCCTCACCACTATCTACGGACGAGATGGGAGAGCTTGGAACTGATGAAGAACAGATTTTCAATCGACTCAGCCGGGATACAGGCATGGCTGACAGGATTATCAACCAAGGATTAGCAGATTAAAAAATCGGTACAAGTTGTATCATATCAGATTGGTAGTTTAAAAAAAAGAATGAAAACTTCATAGACTAAATAGGAGACAAGCCGTGAGTCAAGAAATAGAAGGATCAACTTATGGACTACGAATATCGTCAGCCGAAGCTGAGTCACTTATTACTGGTGACGAGTGGGGTGAACCTACTCATGCCGTGACAGGCCCCAGTGAGCCAGACCAACAGCAAGAAGCAAGTCCGGGAGAGATCGACGGTGATGAGATAGCCACCGCTGAATCAGATGCGCCTCAGGAAACTGAGCAACCAGATGAATCGGAAGAAGCATCTTCGGAAGCAACGGAAGAACATGTATCACCCAGTGAGGTCGAGATTGATGGTGAGACATATTCGATGGATCAACTGAAGGAATTTGTCAATGATTCGCAAAACAAATCTGAGTGGCAGAAAACTAATACTCAGAAGGCACAGGATCTTGCGAAGGAACGCAAAGCTCTCCGAGCTGAATCGGAAAAATGGCAGGCGTTGAAGAAAGATGATGAATTGATGGAATCCCTTAAAGATTATGTTGATGACGACCATCCCTTGTTCCAGAAAATGGACGAAAGTTCCGATGAGCCAGAAGTAGAAACTGAAGCCCAGGATACAGTGCCGGACAGCCGGTACACAGACCTTGAAGATAAAGTCGCGCAGATGGAGGCAGATCGCCAAGTCGAGCGTGACGTAGCCAACCTACAGGCCAAACACCCAGAGTTGAAAGAGTCAGCGGAAGCACTGAATCAAGTGTTGAAGACGGCTCTTGACAGAGATCTGGCTGACCTGGAGGTTGCTTATGCTGTCACGGCTTATCAAGGTGCTGAGGATTCAGCTCTAAAGAAGGCTCTTTCCAAAGTTGATAAAGCTAAAGAGCTTCAGGAGATACCGGAGACACAAGGTGCAAGTCGCGCTCAACGCGCGATCACCACGAAAGTTCCGGCATCTTATGATGAAGCTCGCGACTTAGCTTTTCAGGAATACAGCTTATTTGAGTGAGGTAATATCATATGGCTCTTTCATATGACAATCTATCTGCTCTGACAAGAGATAAGTATATCCCTGTCCTCGTTGATAATATTTTCAACAGCAACGTTCTTACACATCGCATGCTGCGGAAGTCAAAAGCCGCTGCAAGTGGTAACAAAGTCTTGCAACCCCTTGAGTATGCAACAGCTGATGCAAAGGGTTTCTATTCTGGGTATGACGTACTTGATACGACCCCAACGGAAACCTTTACAGATGCTGCCTACGATTGGGTGCAGTCTTATGCGACCATTTCGATTAGCGGTAAGGAAGAAGCTTTGAATGACGGCGCGGAACGGGTTATTGATCTCTTGGAGGCTAAGGTTAAAAATGCTGAAAAGTCTATTAAAGACATGTTCGGCACGCAACTATATTCTGATAATACTGGTTCAGCTGTGACAACGTCTGGTGCTGTTACGAGCGGTTTTCTTGGGCTTCAACATATGATTGATAGCGCGGGAACTGTTGGTGGCATTGCTAGAGGTGATTATAGTTGGTGGGCAGCGCAAGAAGCGTCTGACACATCATCCGCGTCTTACGCGAACTGTGTTGACTCCAGCAATGCTGGTTATATCCATAAACAGATCCGTAGTATGTATGGAAATTGTAGTATAGATAATGACGTTCCATCGCTAATTGTTACAACCCAGGTTGTGTTCGACGCTTACGAAGAATCGCTCTCTGCTCAGAAGCGGTTTGGTGCAAGTGATAAAACACTTGCTGATGCAGGTTTTACTAACCTGTTGTATCGCGGCACACCTATCGTTGTTGATAACAAATGTCCTGCTGGTCTTATGTTCTTTATAAATGAAAAGTACATTGGATTCCGACATCACAGACGGCGCAATTTTACGTTTGAACCGTTTATGAAACCGGTAAATCAGGATGCCAGAGTTGCGAAGATTCTATGGCTTGGTGCCCTCACCATGTCTAACCCCCGCATGATGGGCAAGATCACTGGTCTGCCTACAGCTTACAGTTAGGGAGTTGGAATGGCAGTAAGATGGGCATCGGTCGAAGCTTCAGTTAACCCTCAGCCTATTACAGAGACATCCACGACTAAGAAGGTGCCCCTAGGTACAACTGTCCGATGCAAGGATTTCGGTTCTTCCGATTCTGGAGTTGGAGAGTTTATGTACTGTGCGGGAGTTGCTTCCACGGCCGCGGGTGATTGGGTGACTATTGATGAAGCTCACGCTACTGTTCGTGCTGTTGCGGATGCTGTTGGTCGAGTCGGTGTAGCTATGTCTGCGAATGTTGCCAGCCAATATGGTTGGTATCAGATCGCTGGCAAATGCGTAGCACTACTTGCAGCCAGCTGCGCCGCTGATAAGGGACTATCCCTTTCCGGTACCACGGCCGCCGCAGATGATGGCGACCAGGCAGGTGACGTGATTCATGGTGCAGTTAGCCGAGCGGCCGTTACATCGTCCGCTACAGCTAATTGCGAAATTAGTTATCCATTTGTCAACGATGTTGCTGACGACTAGTAGATAGATCGAATTCAGAACTTAAAGCGGAAGTTGGGACTCTAAGCCTTTAACAGCCACTATGCCGGCTGGGCGAAACCCCCATATAAAGCTTTGGAACCAGGGGGCCATGGCGGCCCCCTGGATTTCCTTAACAATTAACTTGGAGACAAATAAATGACAGGTAACGATATGCTAGCTACGCTAGGCCTGAGACTGGAAGATCCGGAAGAATCTTCTTTTACCCAGACCGCAAAGCTGGACGCGTTAAACATTGCACAGAAGAGTGTTGTTAATCTAGTACACAATGCATACCTGGGAGAGTTAGAAACCATTGCAAACAACAAGGTGGCCGGAGCAGGCGCACGTTGGAGTACTTGCACATTTGCAACTGCATTTGGATCTAATCTTCCTATTAGGAATGGTATTACCGCGATCTTTGATGAAACAAATGACAAGTGGTGTACAATGATTGAACCGGGTGATGTTAAAAGACTGGAAAACACTTATCTTGCAGGATCCACGGCAAATCCGGTAGCATTTGTTTTTGACGAAACAATTTATGTTCAGCCAACAAGTTGTGTTCTTATTGATGTCTGGTACTTGAAAGCACCTGATGCACTTGCGGCTAGTGGTACTGAATGCGACTTAAATGTTTCATTGCACGAATCTGTTGTAGATATAGCAGAATCCCAATTGTGGAAAATGGATGCTAAAATGGATCGTGCAGCAGCGGCTTATTCAAATGGTACAGCACAGATCACAGCTCTTAATGCAAGATACCCAGCAGAAGCACCTAGTGGAATAGGTACTAAGAATCGAGTTTAGTCATGACCTGGTCAAGTCTTGTAGACCGGGTAATGGCTGGTTTGCCATTCCAGGACAGTAATGACTTCAATACTACGAAGGTCAAGAAATACCTAGAAGAAGCCCAGGAAGATTTTGCTTTTTATACAAAGTGTTATGAAAAGGACTTTTCTTTTTACCTAGATGCCGGTGATCAGTACCTAACCCTACCAAACGATTTTGTTGAACTTGTAAGTACTGTTGAGTTCAAGGGATCCAACCTTGAGCTATTCCAGCGTCACGAAGTTATAGATCGCCGTAAGAGTGATAACACTTTTAGAACTGGTACTCCAGAATATTTTGATATCCAGGGAGATAGGATGGTATTTGTACCAGCTCCCAGTGTTGCTGCTTTATGTACTTTTAGATATGTGGCCAAACCCACCAACCTTACCGATTCTGCTACAGCTTATAAAAAATTAAGATATGATACCTTAACTAGTAGCGCACCTGTAATAGGTACGACTTTAAATGCAAAGAGATGGGATGGTAGTGCATATACAACAGCTGTAACCTGGTCGGCTGTAGTATCAGATTATATTGATGACAATCTTGAAGGGACTCTCATAATTGGTAGCCAGACTGGGAGCATTAATAATAACGATCTTATTATAGCTCTTGATGATGAGGTTGAAATGTGGAATGTCATCTATACGAGTTGGGCCACATTGCTTTCAAACTGGGGAGATCTCGGCCTGGGATTCAAAGCCCTGGCAAACGGTACCCCTTACGATTTTCCAACAGCTGGAGATGAGCCATCCATAAAACAAATTTACCATCCGTTCCTGGTTGATTATGCAAAGGCACAAATGTACTGGGATGTGTCCGACGGAAGGGCAAAAGATTACATGGCCAACTATATGATGAATCGCGAAAACACAAGAAAACAATTTGGAGCCAGGGGTATACATGGCCCTGCTAGGGTAGCTGACGTATTGTAATGGGATTAATTAGTATACCAATATTTGATGGTGGACTTATTACTAACATGGATCCCGAGGACATTCCAAAGGATGCATGTTCTGCTACGGCTAATTTTGAAATAGACGTTAGGGGTAAGCTCTCCAAGCGGAAGGGTAGGGTCGCAATAGGAGATGCGGTGGGTACCAGGGCATTTGTACAGGCTGCAAAGTGGATTGTGGCCTCAACTAATTACTGGCTCACATATGATACGACCGCCAGGCTTATCGAAAGATATTCCGGAACGATGGGATCCCAAACACCATTAGGAGCCGCACTAGCTTCCGGAACAACTGATATAAAAATTTTAATATTTGGTGATCATGCAAGGTTTGCAACTGGAATCACAAACAAGGCCAGGTGGTACGGTTATTTAACCAGGCAATATTTCTTTGGTGGTTGGGATCCAAACTCAGGTGGTGCTTATGAAGTCCAGGATGCAACACCTAGCTATCCATCCACCTGGGGATATCCGGATATAACAACAACCGGTAACGGAAATAATCCTGTTGGTTATTATTATTACAAGTTTGTTCCAATCTTTGATGGCAACCAGGAGATTCCTCTTGGTGAGAGCTTTGCAAAACATCAAACCACATCAGGCGGTTTATTTTTAAAGGTCGGCCTGTCATTAAGTACAGACAATT